CCCCGTCGACCGGGGACGGGTACCCGTTCACCATCTCCGTGCAGTGCGCCGGCGACCGGAGTGCCGGCGGCTGTTGGGAGACGCCGCCGATCAGGTTGGGTTGGGTGTACTTGACCAGCATGGCGGGATGGGTTAGGAGACCAGGGGACCACCGCGGCGCATGGCTGCACCGATCGACGGACCCCAGATGGAGTGGTTGCCTGCGCGGACGTGCGCCTTGCGGAGGGAGACGAAAGCCTCCGCCTCGTCGGCCTTCATCTCACGCGTAGTGCCGGGGTCGGACAGGTGGCGGGCCGCGTACTTGCGAGCGGCCTTGGCGACGATCAGCGTTCGTGCGGCTTCGGGGAGCTCGACGAACGGGAGCATCTCAGTCACCCGGACGGTGACGTCCGCGGTGAAGGTGTAGGTACCGTCGACCAGGTTGAACAGGCGGCCGTTCCGAGAGGCGTAGCGTGCGCCCTTGTCGATCGCATCCAGGTAGAGGATGTTCCCCGGGATGAGGACCTCCCCATCTGCGGTGAGGGCGAAGGTGCGCTCGAACGTGTTGAACCACCAGCCGGCGCCCTGGACTTCCCGGTCCGCGTCGTCGAGCTGCTGCTCCGCTGCGACGCTCATCGTGTCCGCCTCGTCCACAAGGTGCGCGATGGGGGCGAGACCGATCGCGGAGAGGATCTGGTTGACCGCGTCGAGGCGCGTGGTTGGGATTGTAGGCATGGCTGGCGTTGAAAAGGAAAAATGCCCCAGAGCGGAAGTCCACTCTGGGGCAAGGTTGGGTGCTAACCCGTCAGGTCAGTCCTAGGTGGACTTCAGGTAGCTCGCGCACTCGGGGCGCAAGATGCCGTGACCCATGGTGTAGCCGGCGACCAGGACGTCGCCGCGGAGCTCGATCTTGTACTCCGACTCGAGGGCGATGTCGGCCGCTTTCGCGGTACCGACGGCTTGGCGCTGGAAGCAGATCGAGCGCAGCTTCAGCGTGGACGCGTTGAACGCGTAGCTGTTGGCGTACGACGCCGAGATGCGGTGATGCGTCTCAGCGTAGTCGTCCGCCGGCATGTGCGTGATCTTGATCAGCTTGAAGCCGGCCACCTCACCCACGATCGTCTTCTTCAGCGAGCCGTTGTCGGACTCGTAGTCGCGGTCGATGTAGTGGCGGGTAGCGGAGTCGGTCGACAGCAGCCGCATCTCCTGCGGGCGCAGGAGGCAGAAGCGGTCTTCCATCGGGACGTCGTTCAGGTCGAACTGCTCCTGGGTGTCCAGGAGGTAGTCGAGCACCGAAGCGGCGGTGATGGCGACAGCCGCCGGCACGTAGCCGGTCGGACCACCCGTGTAGGTGGCCGAGGCGTCCGCGGCTTTGCAGATGGTACGCATGACCATCTGGTCGGCCTGCTTGGCGAGGGCGTGGCCCAGCGCCTGCGCGTACTCCGAACGGTCTTCCCAGTGGGAGATCCGCTCTTGGCCCTTGTCCAGGAAGATGGGCGCGATGGCTTCGCGGTCGGCGAAGATCTCACGCTCGCCCTGGGCGAGGGTCTGGAGGTACGCAGCCGGGGTGCCGGCGTCGTCGTTGTCGGTCAGCAGGTTGTCACCCGCGGTGTGGTACGTCGCGGCAGCGGCGCCCAGAGCGGGGAACTGGATGCTGGAGGCTCCAGCGGGCATCGTCTTCACCCGGTGCAGCGGCATGAGGACGTTCTTGTTCTGGAACTCGGCCAGAACTTCGCCAGCGAACTCCTTGAGGGAGAGATCGTAGCCGGCGGAACCCGTGGTCGGGTTCTGAACAGCGGTGACGGCCATGTGGCCACCTCCTTTCTTGTCTTTGGTATGTGTCTCAGATGAGGCGCATCCGAAGAGCTCTCGTCGTCACTAGGTTGTCCGCCTTAGCGGGCCTCGCTTGGTTCAAGCATGGACGCACGCCCCGAAGGGCGCTTGCGGGTATCGACCCGCGGGGTGCCGTCTACAGGATTCCCTGCTCGACGGCGGCCTTGAGCCGCGCTTGGTGCGCAGCTCGGTAGGTGCTAGATTGTTTGTACTGTGGGTCCTTCACGGAGTTGGCGACCTCCTGCCAGTCGCCGAACGGCTTGGGGCCGGCGGCGGGGGTGGACTTGCCGTCGCCTTCGACACGCCGCTCCGGAGGGCTCGAGGTCGCGGAGGCGTACTTGGCCTTCATGGACTCGGCCAGGAGGACCGCGGCGTCGACGTTGCCGGCTTCGACCAGGGCGTTGTAGCGCACGGCGGTCTCGCGGTCGTTCTGTGCGGTCCACTCAGCGATGGCGCCGAAGGCTTCTTCGCCACCGACGGCGTCGTAGACCGCGGTGTCCACGGGGTGCCCCTCGCCCTTGATCTTGCCGACCATCATGTCGACCATCTCGGCGGGGATGCCTCGGTCGACCAGGGCCTGGCGCTGCTCGGCGGAGAGGTCTCCCTCCTTGGCGACCGACTCGCCGTAGGCGGCCATGCTCTCCTCGGAGAACAGGGAGCTCAGGTCCCCGGCCGGCTGCTCGCCGGCGCCGAGCTTCTTCTCGAGCTCCTGCTGCGCCTTGAGCACGTCGTCCCAGCGGGCCTCACCCTTCTCGGCGTCCCAGAACTTCTCCGGGATGTGGTCGGGGCGGGCGGGCGCACCCTCGGGGTCCGGTGTCGCCTGCGGCGGGGGCGTCCCTTCGGGCGACAGAGTCACCTCGGTCGGGGGCGTCGCCGGGGCTGGCGCTTCGGCCGCCTTGGGCGGAGGGGAGGTCTCGAGCTTGACGGTTGCGCGGTGGAGTTCAGCCATATCGGGTCGGTGTGGTGGTTACTGGTTCGCGCCCTGTAGCTGGGCGATGATCTGCTGGGCCATCTCCGGGTTCTTCCCGGCCTGCTCGATGAGGGAGCCCATTTGGGCCTGCTGCTGCGCGGCCGCCTGCTCCTGCTTCACGTCCTCGTCGGACTTGACGGCGTCCGGGATGTCCACGCCGGCCGACATCAGCGCGTAGGCGATGAGCTTGCCGGGGTTCGTGTACTGCTGGAGGACGGTCGGGTCGATGACTCCCTGGAGGGAGCGCAGCGCCATGGCCATCTTGTCCAGGTCCTGGCTTCGGCCGAGGGCGTCGACGCCGGACACGATCGCGGGCTTGATGTGGTCGCGGAGCTTGGCGGAGAGCTTGCCGATGACGCCACGCTTCTCGAGACGCCGTAGCTTGCGTCGGATGACGGGCAGCTGGAACTCCGCAGCCATGAGCGTGAAGGTGCCGGCGTGCGTACCCTCGAGTTCGTTGGCGAACAGGCGGATCTCCTCGGCGGTGACGCGCTCCGCCTGGCGGGCGACGTTCAGGAGGAAGACCGCGGACATGTCCTTGCGGAGGTCCTCGAGCTCGGCACGTGCGACGGAGAAGTCCGCAAACTTGTTGAGCTGGGCGAAGGACAGGTCGTCCTCGGTGCCGAAGACGAACTCGCCGTCCTCGGCGTTGTTGATGTCCTCAGGATCGAGGAACCCGTTGGGGTTCACGAGCGGGATGACCCGCGCCGCTGCGACCGAGCCCTTGAGCAGGGACGTCGTCAGGATCTCGATGGAGCGGATCGGCCCGTCGTACTCGTTGAGGAGGCTTCGGCCGTAGCTCTCGCCCTGGACGCGGGTCCAGCGGAGCGCCAGCCAGGGCATCTCGTCAGCGAGGTAGGAGCCGCGGGTGCCGTCGATGATCCGGCCGGCAAGCTCCTGGTGTTCGTAGTAGCGGCCGTCCTCGCCGAGCCAGATCTTGGTGTAGATCCGCACGGACTTGATGGCCGACGGGGTGACGCCGGCGCCGAAGGACTCGGCAGCCTCGGGCGCCTGGAGCGCCAGCTCGCGGAGGTCCGGCTCGAGCGAGAGCGGGGACACCTCCTCGCATAGGACGATGGCCAAGACCTTGTCGCTGCGGTCGCGCTGCACGACGTACTCGCGGAGGGTGTAGATGTCCAACGAGTCACTGTCGTCCGCGGCGTGTACGAGCGTGTTGCCGGCGACGAGGAGCTGCTTGAGCGCCTCGGCCGTGGGGACACGGATGCCGGAGGTGGCGATCTCCTTCTGGACCTCGCGCTCCATGTCGGCCAGAGCCTGCTCGACCTCGGCGCGTCCTTCCTTGTCGGCGTTCAGTGCCTCCTCTGCGGCGGCGTCTGCCACCATGCGGAAGAAGTTGGCAGTCGTGGGGAGCAGCGCCATCAGGAGGCGCGAGGACATGTGGTTGATGCCGCGGGCTCCGATGCCGTTCTTGGGCTTCTGGAGGTCGGCCCCGTTGGAGTGGCCGTTCGGGGGGAACAG